CGTTCATGTTGAGCGCTTTGATCGCTGCGGCGAACTTCTGCCGGAACATACCCTCACGCTCGTCTTGCGTGTACGCACAGCCCAACATCAGACAGCCGTTCAGATACACCTGAGGCGCGTTGGTCAACACCCAATCGGTGTCCCCATCAGCCGAGATCGCCGTGAACTTCTCATACCAGCGCGCCGTCACGTCGGTGACAGCAGATGGGCCGAGATAAAGGCTGTCGCCCTCGACCGTGTAGATTGCCTGCGGCCCTGTCGTGCTCATGATCGACTGGACTTGCTTGCGAAACTGCCACGGCTCGACGTAGTTCAGCGACACCGCGCCCGGCATCGTCGGCGTGATCTCAATGAAACGCAGGAACGTGCTGGAGACTTGGCTGGAGATCGTGATGATGCCGCCCGTTGCCGGCGTGATCGTTGCGCTGTCGACCATCGCCTGAATGCGCAGCGGCTCGATGTCCCTGCCATCTCCGAGGTACATCATCGACTGCACTTGCGGGAAAATGTCGTTCGCCACGACGGTGGTGGTGAGCCCGCCGCCGCTATAGCTCCAGTCGACCACCGCCGACTTCAGCCCGCCATAGGTTGTCAGGCTCATCTATGCCCCCGGAAAGCCGCTGTGCACGGCGTAGGTCGCTTCCAGCTCAAGGTTGCGCACGCGGCGCTCCTCTTCCGGCCGATAGTCGTGCTCACGCACGATCCAGCCAACGTGGCGAAGCTCATGGGGCTTCTTCTCGCCGTGAAAGTAGATGATGCGCGCATCCTCAGGCAGGCCGCGCTCGTGAACGTGGCGCTTGTAGCTCAGCACCTGACCCGGAAAGAGCTTGTCAAACGCAATGACCTTGCCCGCGCGCCAGTTGTCTCGAATCCAGTCCATGTCATTGTTGCCGGGGTACTCAGTCCACAGCCAATCATTGCCGGCCGGAACCAGCGTCACGCCGTTGCAGACCTCGTTCGGGTAAAACGGGTCCATCGGCACGGCGGGCTTCTCGGCCGTCAGGCAATACTCAGCAATGTGGTCGATGTTGCCGACGATGATCGTATCAAGCCCCACCATGATCGTCGGCTCGTTCAGCTCGTAGCACTGCGTCAGCGAGCCATAAGACGGAAACTCATCCCGCAAGCGGCGCTGCTCGATCCCAGCCTCTGCATAGTCCCGCTCTTTCTCGCTCCAGCAGATGAAGCGGAACGGGATTGTGAGATTGCGCTTGAAGCCGCGGTAGAGCGCGCACACGTCGGCTTCGGTGTAATGGCGGCTGAACTGTTTGGAGAGACGGTTCGCGTCCCAAAATGCGCACGCTATGGTGATCAACGCGCGCGCTCCCCAGGATAGCGCATCCGTACCTTGTTCGGGTCTGGCCCGATCGGCGCTTGCGCGCCCGTTGGCCCCATCAAATGCCCCGGCGACACATCGCGCGTCACGGTCACGCCAGCCGCGACCATGGCGCCTGCACCGATACGCACGCCCGGCAGAACCACGCAGTTCGCCCCGATGCTCGCGCCATCTTCGACAATGACCACAGGCCGCTCAGGAATGGCCCAGCCGCGCTTGTGAGCGCGAGGCCAGCTATCGTTGCAGATCGTGACGCCAGGGCCGACGAACACGCCAGCGCCAAGCACAGCGCCAGGATGCACGCTTGCGCCGTGGCAGATGATCGAGTCGGAGCCTACCTTAGCGCCGTCCACGATGGCGCAGGATGCGACCGTGACGTTATCGCCAAGCTCAGCGCCACGGATAACAGACGCGAACTGCCAGACCTTGCAGCCGTCTCCGAGCTTGGAGTCTTTGACTTCAGCCTTCTTGTGGATCACAGCGGCCACACTCCCAGAATGCGGCCATTCTTGCCGTCATCGACGCTATCAATCGGCTCGCCCCATTCGGCGCGATGATCAATGTAGCGAAATTCGCCGGTCACGCAGTCCGAGCCGTCTTTGCCGTGGCACGTGGCGATGATCCATCTAGCGCCCGTCTTGCGCATGTTAGCCAGCGCCAGAGCCGCATCGGCAACGCTCAGGTGCTGGAAAAAGTCGCGCGATAAGATGGCGTCACACTTGGGCAGCTCATCGTGGCGAATATCCACCATCCAAACGTCCGTGCCGTCATCTCCAGCGCGCTCTACGTGGTTCGGCTCGTGATCAACGCCGACATACGCGCACGGCAGATCAACAAGCCTGATCCAGTGCCGATCGCCGCACGGCGCGTCTAGCAGCGTTTCGACACAAAGGCGCTCCAATGCGCCAGGGAGCCAATCGCGGACGTTTCGCGTTGCAACTAGGGTCGAACCCGGCCCGCAAGTCGTTTCTCCGTTTTCGTTAGGCCACATCATGCCGCGGCTTTCAGCTTCATCTGATGCAGCGCCGTGGTCACGTTGTTCATGACGCGCGCCCAGTCCTTGTCAGCGCCATTTTGGCGGAACGTGCGGACGCTTTCGTAGAACCACATCTCGTTCTCGCCTGCGACTTCGCTATAGCGCCACGGCGGATTGTGCGGGACGAGCGCCCATGTCGGGACGCCAAGCGCGCCTGCTACGTCCACCGTGCTATTTGTCGCGGTGATGACGAGATCAAGCGACGACACCAACGCTGCGAGGTCGTCCATATCCGCGCCCTTTTTGGTCGCCCAGTATGGATTGAGCACGTCGGGATGATCCGCCAGTTCATCGGTGCGGTCCTCGTATTCGAGGTTTACGAACGTGATGTCCGGGTGCTGCGCGATCAGCTTGTCGCGGAAGAGTTCCCAAGGGATGGAGCGTTTGGCGCGTCCTGTGGCCCAAGTTCCGCCGGTCCAGGCGATTCCGACGCGCGGCCCCGGCTTGATTGGCGCCGCATTATCTAACCACGTTCTCCACGCAAGGCTGCGCGCTGTGTCGGCCTTCAGAAACGCTTCGAGGCGAATGGGATGCGGCGCGTAGAACTCACCAAGTCCTCCCATCTCAATGTGATAATCGGCGCGCTCTTCCAGCGGCCATTCAAGGTAGTTCTGGAGAAGCGTACCGTAAACGCTGGCTTTCGGAAAGCTGCGCGCAAACAGCCCTTCCATGCGCGGCGAACACTCAATCACGCCGTCAAAGTCAGCCGGGCACATGGACATGAACATGATCTCATCGCCCACGCCTTGCTCGCCGTGGATGATGACCTTGCCCTTCTGACCCTTCCAGCGCGGCAAGTCGAACGTGCGATCGGTCTTAGGACGCGCCTCAGTGCCGACAGAACCCGCATAGCAGGGCCATGCCTCTTTCCAGCGGCCAAGGTGCAGCAGCGCGAATGCGCGGTTGTGCGTCGTGTCCCAGCCGTGGCCTGCCTTGTCTGACCACTCAATCGCCTCTGCATGGCGCCCGATCTGGGAGGCCACATTGCAGAGGTTGTCATACATCGAGGCTGGCGCGTCGCCGTACTTCAGCGCTTCCTTGAATGCGCGATACGCTTCCTCGGGCTGATAGTTGTGCAGGCCAACGCCGATGTTGGACCAGATTGCGCCTAAGCGGCCGGGGTCCTTCGTGGCGCATCGCGCGGCATTGAGCGTGAGCACAGCCAAGCCCTCTTGCCCGCCTTGCAGGAACGCTGTCCCCGCCACGAACATGGCGTCCACGTTGGTAGGCTCACGGCGCAGAAGCTCGTCTGCGGTCGTCAGCATCTTCATCGTGTCGCGCTGCGCACAGGCGCGCTGCATCAGCTCAACGAGCTTTTCGTTCTCGGTCTTAAGCTTGGTCAAAAGTTCACCGGCGCTGTCTTGAGCTTGCGATTGTCGGCGTCGTTCCAACGCGCGTACATGAACCGCTCCCACTCCTCGTTCTCTTCAAGGAACGAGAATATCTTGTCGGCTGGCGCGCGCTTCGCGTTGAAGTCGTTGAGCCAGCTTTGCAGCAGCGTCAGCGGGATGCGCCCGACGTGCCAGAAATCGTTGTCCTCGCCGCGCCATGACGCGCCGCTGCCCTTGCCCTCGTTGTAGCTGCGGGCGTTCAAGTCGAGGATGTGGTCCACGTTCTCGGTGCGCGTGATGATCGACGTGCCCGTATTGGCATCGAAGTCGAACGTCTCCACGGCCCCGGTCAGTGGGCAGATGTCCAGAAGAATGCTCATGGTGCTCCAAAAATGCGGGGCGAGGCCGAAGCCCCGCCCCTAGTCGTTGGTTTAGCTCACGCAGTCCGCGATCTTCGCGTTGGCGCCCTGGTTCTTTGAACACAAGGTAGCCTCGCAAAGCATCATGCGCTTCTCCGCGTCGCCGGTCTTGGCGATCGTCTCGACGCGGAATGGACGCAAGTAGTGGATCGACCAGTAGTCCGGGTCGATGATCAGCGCAGTTCGCTCACGGCTGAAGCGGTTCGGAACGATCCGCAGCTTGCCGAAGTCCGACAAGTAGAGGTCTGCCGAGGCGACGATGGCGAGCGCGCCGGGCGATGCCGGATTGTTGCCGAAGTCGCTGTACTTCGTCGTGATGCCGGTGAAGGCAGAGATGCGCTGCTTGTTCTTCGGGCCGACCATAACGATCGACGGTTGACCACCGGCCACCCACGCCAGCCGGATAGCTGACTTCAGGATCGCCTCAGTAATCGTCCGCAGGTTGGACGAAGAGCCGTCCGTCGCCGCCGTGACCGTGCCCGCAGCGGTGTAACCGCCGTTGGCGCCGTCCGTCGCACCGGCCGTGCCGCCATAGATCGAGTTGGTGGTGATCCAGGCTTCAAAGCCGGCCATTGCCCGAGCCGCGGCAGAAGTACCAGCCGACGAGGCGTAGTTGCCCGTCAGGTTGGTTTCCATGTCGCGCTTCAGTTCTTTGCCGCGCTTGGCGATCTGGTAGGCCAATTCCTCTTCACGGCCGGCGGTCGTAACCGCGTTGGCCGTGCCCGAGACGTTCAAGCCCTTAACCCAAATCTGCGTGTAGTTGCGCAGGCGAACCGTCGGCGTGAAGGTGAGCGGGGTATAGTCCGCGCCTTCAACCGCTTTGTTGGTGCCAACCGCCGACGCCAGCGCATCGGTTTGCCACTCGATGTAACGGTTCTTCGCCGCCGCGCCCTTGCGGAGCGAGGTGAAGAATGGCGTCTCCATCGGTGAGATGTCGTAGATTTCGTCGCTCAGATCTTCTCGAATGCCGATCTGCGCGAAAGTCTGTGTTTGGACGTTAGCCATTAGTGGCCCCTCAAAAGTTGGGGGCGCTGCGAGTTAACCCGTCAGAGCCCTTTGAGACGGCCAGACGAAAGTAGGAGACGAGCGAGGGATTCCTCCGTGCCCTGCTCACGGTGCGCCTTGCGAGCGTCACCGATGAACTTGCCCGTTGAGTTGTCGCGATCAGGGAGCCGGCCCTTGACGAGCTTGGGCGCCTTCTCTTGGATTTGCTTGCGGACTTCCGGCGCTTTCTTTTCAGACGCCGCCATCTTGGCCAGGTCGTTCATCATGCGCCACGCTTTGTGGTCCACGATGTCGTCCAGTTCCTCCTTGGTCACGCCGTAGCGCTTGCTCAGGGTTTCGAAGATTTCGGACTTGCGCGCCTCGCGCGCCTTCTCGTCCTTGAACTCCGGGATGAAACGCGCCGCGCGTTCGGTTTCCCGCTGCACGACCGTCGTGTCCTGATAAGAGCCCGTCGCGTTCCGGCCGCTCTCCACTTGCCTCAGCGTGTTCTTCACTTCGTTGTAGTGCTTGACGAAGTTGTCGTACTGGATTGACGCTTTGTGGTAGTAGGCCGGGTCGTAGTACCCGCTGTTCTCGTCCAAAAGAATCGGATCGGGCTTCGGCGGCGCGTAGAGATGCATCATCTCCAACGCCACACGCGCCTGATCACGCACCGTCTGAAAAGTGTTGTTCAGCGCTTGCGTGATCTGATCCTGTTTGCTGAACGCCTCTTCCTCTGCTCGGATGACCGCCGTGGCGATCTCTCCGTTCATCTGGCGTAGCTTTTGAACCGCCTCTACAGCTTCGCTCAGAGGGACGCGCTCAGGCTCCTTGCCCTCTTCCGCCGCCGGCAGCTCAATAAATCCATCGTCGCTCGCGTTGGCTTCCTTTGCCTCTTCGCTCTCTGCGACTTCGGGCTCTGGGGCCTCTTCGCCCAAAGCATCGCGCTTATCCAACCGCTCGGACGCCTCAAGAGCATCGAGGTCCTGATAATCGTCCATCTCGGTCGGATCGCGGTCCACGCGGTTCTGGCGCGTGTCTTTTGCCGGTTCTTGCGTCTTGCCCAACTGGCTGGGCATCTTCGCCATGATGGCCTGGACGGCCGTATCAAGGCTGGCGTCTTCGCCAACATGTTCGGTTTGCATGCTTGTCCTACGCTATCGGGCGCGTAATGCGCCCTTCGAGGGTGTCGATCTCCTTTTGGAGACTTTCCACCGTCTGACCTTCGTGTTCGATCGCTCGTCTCACATGCCGCGCGGCTTCAATGCCAACTTGCAGTCTGTAACGAACCTCGTCGTCAGTCGGTCCACATCCAAGCAAGCGCTCAAGAAGCTCTCGCTCGAAACCTGTCCATGCCTCTGCCCATACGGGCGTGGTCGCCATGTGGCGCGCATCCGCAGCGCGCTCCAGCCGCTCGCTGAGATGAGCGAGCCGGTCTGGCTTATTCACTCAGGCTCCCGCCTGATCTGTTCTTCGAAAGCGCCGCCTCTTTGCCAATGCGCTCCTGGCTGGCGATGCGCTCGCTCTCAAGGCTCGCCTCCATCGCCATGCGTTCACGCTCAAGCTCAAGCTCGGCCTGCGCCTTCTCACGCGCCAGCATGATCTCGGCATCGGCCTTTTCACGCGCCAACTGAATCTCAGCCGCTGCCTTGTCGCGAGCAAGCTGTAGGTCGAGCGCTGCCTTCTCGCGCTGGGCTTCGAGCGTGGCCGCGTCCTTCTGGCCCTGAAGCTGCATGTTGGCCGTGGCTTCCTGCGTCTTAAGCTGAAGCTCGGCCGCTTTGGTCTGCGCCGTGATCTGCTGCTCAGCCTGCGCCATCTGCATGTCGGCCTCGACCTTAGCCATCGCCGGATCAGGCTGCGGCTCGGGCGCCCAAGGCTTCATCTTCGGCTGGCCCGTCTCTGGATCGACCACGGGCTGGCCATCTGGCCCCATCTCGGGCTGATCCGGAACTTCAGTGAAGTACGGCGTCGCGTCCTTGACGCCAGCAATGCGGCACAGGTCTTCCTGCCATGCGTAGCGGTTCTTGGGCGTGACGATCGGGTTGCCGGGGCCTAGCACCTCAATCACCTTTTCCTGCTCAGCGCCAATCAGCATGTGCGTGGCCAGCGTGTGCTCGCGGTTCATGCCGCCCGCTTGGATGCTGACCTTCAAGTCGCTGTTCCATGTGCGTGGGTCGAACTGAGCCCACTTGCCGCCGACCTTGGCCTGGCGCTCTGCGTTCTGATGCCGGCAGACCAAGCGATAAAGCTTGGAGAAGCCATTGCCCAAGCCAATCGCCATGTTGCGCGCGACCATCTC